TTTATCTCGTCTCGCTTGCCGGAGTAGAAGTCGCGAATGCCGCTGAGCCTCTCAGTCAGGCGACCGAGTTCCAGGTTCTTGGTGCGCTCATCCTCGCTGTCGCGGAACTGCATGTCGCTCAGTTCCTCCTGGAGGAGAGCCAGCCTGTCTTTCACCGGCTGCATGAGCGCGTTTTGCTTGTCCTGCTCATCCTCCAGATTCTTGTTGGCCTTGTTGACGTCTTGCTGGGCCGCTAGCTCCAGGAGGTGGAACTTGCGGTCGGTCAGCTCCTGGTCGCGGGTGATGCGATCCATGTCGGCCTGTATCTGGGCGCGCCTGGCCTCAATCGTGCGGTTCTCAAGCTCGCGGGCATGCTCGACGTGCGTCTGCTCTAGCTGCAGCAGCTCCCGCCGCTTGGCAAACTCCTCGGCCTTTGCGTTACGCTCATCCTGCCTGGACTTAAGCTCCTCCTGGACGACACGTAGCCTCTCCTCGGCACCCTCTTTCTGGCCTGTAAGCTGGTTCTCCTGGCTGCTGAAACCGTATTTCTTCTGGGCGTCCGCGAGCTGCCGCTGTAGGCCTTCTCGCTCCTGGGCGTTCAGGCCGGCGTTGCCGAGGCGGGCCTTCAGGTTGTTGATGTTGGTGCCTTCGTCCTGCAGCCCCTTCAGCCGGTCGTAGGCGTCCTTGGTTTGCCGCAGCGCCTCCAGCTTCAGGTTGATGACATCAACTTCTCGCTGGGCACCATCTACGAGCTTCTGCTGGGTAGCTATGCGTGCATCGAGAGGCTCAAGAGTTGCGCGCTCCGCCTCGGCCAGCTCATACAGGCGGTCGCTGATGCTAACGAGCTGCGCATCGAAAGGAGCAAGGGTCTTCTTGGCCTGCTGCTCCAGGTCGTACATCTGGTCCTGCAACGGCCACAGCGCCTGGGTCGTCTTCTCCTGGGCGGCGGCAGCCTGGTTCTGTACCTCCTGCAGGGCCTTCGCCGCCCTCTTTGCGTCAGCCTCAAGAGGTGCCAGCGCCTTGCGAGCGGCAGCCTCTAGCCCCCGGAGTTCAACCTCGGTATCGTGGATCTCAACCTGGAGCGCGTGCTGCGCCTCCTCGTGAGCTGCCTGCGACTGCTTGAGGGCTGCCGTCTTCTCTTTGATCTCGGCAACCAGGTCCTTGGTGTCCGCCTTCTCTTGGAAGTAGAGGTCGAACAGCTTGTCGCGCTGCGCATCGATCAGGGCACCGTACGCCTCTGTTGCGGCGGTCTTGCGCCCGATGGCGGCGGTAACGTCGTCCTGGGCCTTGGCGATGTTCTGCTCTGTCTGGTACTCGAAGACGGCGTCAAGCGCAGCCTGCACCTTGTCGTTGGCATTGAGGAGCTGCTCGCCGATACGCTGCCGCTCTTTGAGTAGCTGTTCCGGCGACTTACCCTTCTTACCCTTGTTAGCCTTGTCAGGCTCCCTGTAGTTGGGGGAGCGTTGGATGTTGACGTTGTCGATCAGGGAGTCGGTGCCGGTGTAGACGTCGTCTACAGCACCGCGGATCGTGTCCCGTGTGTTGCGTATCGCGGCACGGATTACCGCCGGGTCTAGCTGAGCGCCTCTGAGAGCACCGGCCCCAGCATCCTGCAAGGCATGCACGGCGTCCGAGTTAGGGTAGCCGAGGCTCTTCCCGTCACCCTGTGCCGCGTGCATGGCGTTGAGGGCTGCAATGATACGGCTTATCTGCAGGACAATATTGCTCGCGGCGGATGTATAAGAGATGACCCAGGCACCGGTTTCGTTCTGGGTAGCCGAGGTGGTGGCGGCGAGGGCCGCCTTCAGGTCGGCAAGCTGTCTCTCCAGGTCCTGCTCGGACTGCCCCGTAACGTCCACCGCACCGACTGACGCCTCCCCGATCTGCTCCCATGTCATCCCCGCCGTAGCGCCGGAATCAATGAACTTCGCTAGGTACTGGTCGAAGTCCTTCGCAAACTTGGAGACAGAATCGGAGCTTACCTCCTGGAACTGGACCGACCCGTCGGCCATCTCCACGAGCTTGCCCCTGATGGTCTCGCCGTTGGCCCCGATTATTTCGGTAAGCTGGTCGTTCGAGGCGGCAATATCGGCGTCGCTCTGCTTGATGCTTTGTGCGAGCGTCGGGTAGGAGTCCTTGAGGGAGTCGACGTATTCTTTCTGGGAGGCGGCCATGCTCTCAGCGGCACGTTGGGCGCGCTCCTCAGAGCTGGCGAACAGGTCAGCCAGGTTAGTAGCCAGGTTCCGCTGGTCCTGGATGATCCCATTGAAAAAGACAGAAGCCCCTTGCGCTTCCTTCGTCAGGAACCGGGTCCACGCCTCCTCAACAGGCTCAAGCGTCTGCCCCAGGTCCTGCATGGCTGCCCGCTGCTGGTTCGTAAGCTCCTGCATGCGGGTCTTGCCAGTGTTCGCCATTGTGGCATACGCCGCCGCGGTCGAGCCTGCATCTCGCTGGTTGGTCTTCAGCGCCTTGTCAACGTTGTCCAGTTCCCCCAGGAGGGTCACAAGGCCGGTACGGGCCTGCAGGTCAGGGAACATCGCGAGGAGCTGGGCGGAGCGCGCTGATTGGCTCATGCTATCCAGCTTGGCCTTCAGCTCAGGAAGCACCTGGGTAAGGGACCGGAAGCTACCGTCGGCGTTCCTCGTCTGGATACCGAGATCTCGCAGCCCATCCTGCGCGTTCTGCGTCGGCAACTTGGCGAAGAGGTTCGACAAGTTGTTGAGGTTCTGTGCTGCCGAGCCGCCTTCTTTGGTGACCCCTACGATGAGCGCGCCCAGTTCATCCAGCGTCACGCCGTACTGCTTGGCTCCCTGGGTGGCTAGCCCCAGGGATGTGGCTAGTTCTTGCCCACTGACGACGCCGAGGTTGACGGTGTTGAAGAAAACGTCGGTGATATGGTCGGCGTCCGCCACGTCCATCTTGTAGGCGTTCATGATGCCGATCACGGCAGTGCCGAACGTCTGGGTGTCGGTCTTGGCGGCGGTCGCGCCCTTCGACAGCTTCTCCAGGAGCGTGACGGCATCCTGACCGGAGATGTCTATGCTGGAGAAGACGTTGTACAGGCCCTCTGCAAGCTGGTCAGTGGTCTGCGGGACCCTGGTGGACAGGTCCTGGAGCTGAGCCTTGATGGCGCTGTCGTCGATCTCCGGCTTGATCGAGTGGAGGCTCGCGACCTCGTACTCTATGTCGCGGAAGGCCTCGGTAGCGTCGGTCCCCATCTTGACCACGGCACCACCCGCGAGCACAGCGCCGGCGGCCATGACGCCAAGCGCGCCGCCTGTAGTGGTGGATGCGGCGCTGATCTGCTGAAGTTGGACCGGCACCCCGCCGAGAGGCCCATGCAGCGCCTGAAGACCACTCGCAAACCCGTTGGTGTTCGTCGCGACCGTCTGCTGCGTTGCCGCCAGGTTGCGCTCTTCTCGATCCAGCCCCGCGACTGCACTCTTGAGCAGGTCGGTCGAGACAACCCCGGCCTTTTCCTCGCCGACAAGCTCGACCAAGGCGGTCTTTACATCCTGGGTGGCCCGTTTCTGCTGGTCCTTTGCCGAGGAAAGTTGCTTGATGGAGGATTCAAGCTGCGCCGAGGACGCACGCGCGACCCCCTCACCGGTGGCAAGGGAAGCGAGATCCGCGGTTAGCTGCTTCGATGCGGTTGACTGCTGGTCGGTAGCCTGTTTAACGCCAAGTAGGGACTGTCTCAGGCGCTCGATGTTCTGAGATGCCCCCTGGTCCTCAAAGCTCGCTGCGCCGACGAAGCGGCGCGTCTGATCGCCCAAAAATCAACCCCGAGTCTCGCCCCCGGTGGTTATTCCACGGCAAATAAAAAGCGGCCACCGCTCACCCCGAAGGGAAGCGATGACCGCACATGTGCATGATGTTGGTCTAGCGGAGCAATGTAGCGCTCCTATGTAGTAAATCCATGATACCGCCGCCGCAGCGGGGCGTCAATAGCGGGCCGGCCCCGGATGTTGCGCCGGTGTGGTAAGCTACCTAGCAGATATAGAGGAGGCAAGGATGCTAGTAAGCGTTGCGACTTCCGTCCTGCGAGCAGCCGGGTGGTTTGCCCTACTGTTTAGCATCGCGACGGCATTGTTCTACGTGCTGGGCAGCAGGTTGGTGCCCCTACCCGCAGCATCAGACGACAGGTTCACGTACGCTGTCACCGTAGGCATGACTGCACTTCTTATACTGCTGATAGGCGCTTCTACCTGGGCGTTCTTCCAGGTGATGGCTCACATCGCGGAGAAGCTCACCAGCATTGATGAGAGCCTGAGGAAGTAGCAGGACAAGCACGGCGAGCACAGCGAGCGCGGCGCGGGACCCAGCCCACCTGGTCCGCTTATACATCCCCGAACTTGCACGCGACCTGGTAGAATTTCCAGGCGTGCTCGACGTCGCAATCGGGCTGCCGGTCGAGCACAGCTCGGTCCGTCCAGCGCTGCCTTCGCAAGAAGTTGCCCCACGCATAGACGAAGGGTACTTCCCTGCCCCCACCACCATTGTTATGACTGCCAGCCAGGAAGAGGGCCGATTCTAACTGGCGGAGGGCTTTTTTATCGGCCCCTCTATAGCTTCGGCATAGCCTTCCCTGCGCATCCACAGGAGCAAGTCTTCCGCCTGGTCGTACAACCTGGCGAATGTAGACGGCTGCCGCACGTCAAGCTCTACTATGGCCGCGATCTCTTCCGGGGTCGGCACCGCGTCCTCTTGCGGCACGATTTCAAGCGCCCTGACGAACTGGGGGAAGATAGCCCACATCGCATCTACTGTGGGGACCGGCATAGCCAGCCTAAACAATTCCGCGACGGCCCGCTCGTTGTTGATCCGGAACCAGACCTTGAGCCACCGGTAGCCCTCCAGCGGGCACTGCACGCCCACGAGCTTGCCCGCGATGGGCCACATGGACTTGAGCGCAGCCTCAAACGCAGCCAGGGCCGCAGCCACTGCAGCGGGATCCTCTTCCCCTGTTGGTGTTGGTACCGAGGCCGAGGCTTCTGCATCTGCTGGTGCGGCTGGTATCGAAATCTCGGTCGCTTCATTAGCTGCTTCTTCCGCAGCTTGTTCTATATCCGCGCGCTTTTCCTCACGTGTTTTTGCCGGCATGTCAATTCGCCCCTTTCTAACTAAGATACAACAGTTTGGTTGGTTGGCCGGTCGGCGAGCCATCGAAGCGGAGGCAGAGGATAGGGGCGAAGTAGCCTTTACCTCCGCCTCGATGCTTCCTATGGCTCAGTGACCTCTCGTGCCTGGCTAAGCGCCGACGTAAGAGGTGGTCACGTTGTCCGTAACGACCCCCAGGGCCGCGCCCGCCGTGTAATCGAGGTGCCCCTCGAACTTCACCGAGGTGTTGGTTCGCACCGGCTTCATGTCCGGATCGGCGCTCGGCATCACGGGCCTGTTCACTGTGAGCGTGAGCGACTTATTGGTGAAGTTCGCCGACCCGATGTTGTTCAAGATGTCCTTGTACTCGGCTACGAAGGCACCCGGTTCCTTATTTTGCTCCCATTGCTGGAAGAGAGAGCCGGTGTCGCTTTCGTAGTCGGGCAGGATGTCCCCGGAAACTTCGCTGTCTCCCTCGTCAAAGGTCTTCGGATCTGCGGACCGTCGGCCAGTATGCCGAGGCTCCACATCGTTCTTCACCGAGAGCTTGTAGGCCTTGATGTCCACGTCAGCGCCGGCGATCTTGCCCTGGAACATGGGCCAGTCGATGGGCTTGAACTGGGTCTGGGCCACGTTGGGGAAGAACCCGGTGCCACCGGCGGTGACTGTCACGCTCGTGATGACACCTGCCGTGAGGACAGGCGTCAGGGTAGCGCCGGTTCCAGGCCCGCCCGCCGTGATCGTAGTGGTGCCGTCATGTCCGGTGCCGCCATCCAGCACGTCCACTGAGGTGATGACGCCCGCCAGGCTCACCACAGCACGCAGGACAGCGCCCTTGCCGGGTCCGCTCACTACGAGGGCCGGGAGGCCTGTCGCCGCGGGTCCCTTGTACTTGTGGGTGAGCATCAGGTCGCCCTCGTTGGGCTGCTCTACGTCGAAGCCGTCACCGACGCAGTCTATCATCTGACGCCACATCACCCCATCATAGAAGCGAAAGGCGATCAGGGGGCGACCGTAACTTTCCTTCTGGGTGTGCCTGCGCACGCCCGTGGCCGTCGGGTGATTGACCGAGACTGCGGCGCTAATGTTCGGAGAGAGGAGCATCGGCGTGATGTCGAAGTCCCCCTTCATCTTGAACTGGAAGCTGTCAACGTTCCCACCGCGCGTCTGGCCGGTGCCCTTGACGGGGGTGCCGGTCTCCACCTTGGTGGACTTGCGGCCACGCTTCGGCTGCCACTGCATCGTGTCCAGCTCCGCCGGCACGTTCACCCAGCCGGTGGTAGGGGCGACACCCGCGGTAGCCTGGAGCACCGCCAGGAGTATACGTTTCGCGTTAGAAGCCATGTCTTTATTCCTCCGAATAAACTACTGATAACCGACGGGTGATCTACTCACGCAGATCGGAACTAGCTGGCCGCCCCGGCCACTACCACCGCCTCGGGCTGGCTCTCAACTTCCTGCGAGGCAGCCGATGCGGCCTCCACAGGCGTCCCAACACTGGGCTTCGGATCAGCACTGGCAGGGGCATTGGCAGGGGCGCTGGCAGCCGTCTTCCCCTTCGCCTTAGCCCTGCTCCGTCTCGCGGCTTTAGGTTTGGCAGGGGGACCGGCAGGACCGGCAGCACCCGCAGCACTACGAGCGGCCTTGCGAGCATTGAGTTCGGCGCGCTTGGCCTTACGCTGTAGGGCCTTCAGCTTCGCCGCGTACTCGTCAGCGCTGAGTGGCCCCGTGAAACCTGGGTAGCCTATCGTGTACTGCTGGTGGTGCAGCACCCATTCGGGGCTGTCCTCACCCTCAAGCGCGACGCCGGCCACCTCATGGCCCCGCACGACTTCCTCCGGGGCGACGATAGCCTCTTCCTCCTCCGGTGAGGTCTGAGCTGCCTGCTCCTTGCTCTCGCTGTTGGTGCTGCCGTTGCTGTTGTTCTTTGCCACTGCTACATCCTCCAGTTGTCATCTGGTAATCATCTGGTTGTCATCACGGAGGTGTGCCCCGCGAGACGACCACCCTTGCGTTGAGTTCTACCTTGACCGAGAAGCGCACTCCGTAGTGCCGCGTTCCCAGCAGCCTGAAGACGTCATTTACCGCGCTCACCGGCACTGCCGTGGAGCACTTGCCATCGAGGGCTATGTTCGCCAGGTAGCACCTGCGCATCAGATTAGGGAAGCGCCGGGCCATCGCCTGCAGGTCTTTCAGGTCCGAGTGCCGGTCGCCGACAATCGCCCAGCGGTCGTAGTAGTGCACCTGCTCGTCAATCGCACTCTCCCCGCCCATCGTGTCGCCGTGCGGCTTTCCACGGTAAGGGTCGAAGTCCGACCGGTCCCACACCCCGCAAATGAACGGGTACTCCGTTGTTCTGCCATCGTCCGGCAGGCCCGCGAAGGTCCTCAGCGTGACACCTTCATCCAGGTCGTCGAAATAGGGCGCGAGATACACTTTCTCGATCTTCGCCATCTTTTCCGCTATTTCGTCTACCAGATACTCGTCAGCCACTACGCATCACCCCGATCACCCTGATCGTCTCGGTCATCCTGAACCCAGCTTCCCGACCCAGTCGCCAAATCCCTCGCCCATAGCGCCGTACAGGTCCTCCTCGTACTCGCTCATGAGCCGAGCCGCGACGTGGTGGCCCTCGGTGCCTTCCTCGGCGATCCTCATCGCCACCGAGAAGGCGTTGAGGCCCCTCTCTTCTGCCCACTGGTCCAGCTCGCTGCCCTCCCCCGCGGGAGGCATGTGCGGGTCCGTGTCTTCTTCCCAGAAGAGCCATATATCGCTCTCGCTTTGGAACTCGACCTCAACGCCGCTCGACGTTTCAGTTACTTCGAGCCTGTACTGCTCGGCCAGGCCGTCGGCACCCTCTTGAGCCGTCTCATCTCGCAGCCCCGCGAGCAATCTCTGGCTCACCGGCAGCAGCTTCGTCCTGACACTGTCCCTGAGCGTTCGCCGCGCGTCCACGGGAGTAAGCAGGTCAGGCGGTATCTCAAACCGGATGTCCATACGACCTCGCTACCTCTCCACCCTCCTGCCTCGTAACCTTACGGCCCTACGCCCGCCTACGGGACTGCGATCTCCGCGGTTTCCGGGTCCGGTGCTCGCTCCACGTCGGCCAGGATGCTCAAGGCGTACGTGTCGTCCGTGTCCGGCATGACGATCTCATTCACCTGGCTGTAGCCACCGGCGAGCCTGATCCTGTCGCCCGCCTGCAGGTCGGCCCAGGCAGCGAACTCACTGAGCCTTCGCTTGCTGGTGGTGGCCCCGGAGCCTCTTGCGAAGCTCGTTACGAACGGGTCGCCGTTCATGCCGCTCCGTTGGCTGCTTGCAGCTATGGAGCAGGGCACGTCGGTTGCGATCTCCTCGTACGGGCCGTTTCGGGTGTTGCTCTTGGTGTTCAGCTTGCGCCGTTCTATAGAGCACCGCCCCCGGAGATACCGCTCGGCATACCTCTGCTGGTACTGAGCGAGCCGCTCGTCGGTCAGTCCACCTGGCATCGCCTACCAGCCACTCCCCAGGCGGTAGTTGGGGTCGCCCCTGTACACACCGCTGTTTGCGTCCGGGAAGCCCGGGCTCGACTCGATCATGGCGGTGGCCTTGTTCGGGCCTCCTACCGGCGCTCCGCCGCGCGAGCTGGTGATGAGCTGCTCGAACTTCGCGATGTCATCGAGCAGCTTCGTGCGCATGCCCTCCAGGTTGTCGGTGAGCTGGTCCTCGTTGAACGTGGCACCTGTAGCCGACGTCAGCTTGATGCTCCCCCGCTCCTTGCCCAGCATCAGGTCGATAGCCTTGAGCTTGGCGTATCGGTACGTGTGCATCAGCACCAGGTCGGCCCGCTTCAGCCTGGGGAGCGCCAGTCCCACCTCGATCTCGGACATCGTCCAGTAGTCGTCGATCTCGGCGGCTATACTGCCCGCAGCATCGTCTCCGACTTCCTTTATGATCTTGGCCTTATAGGTAGTCGCGTCGAGAGGCATGTGTCGCGCTCACTCCCCAGTGTATTCAGGTGCCCCACTGAAGAAGGCCCTGTCTTCGTTTCTATGCTTCGCCTTCTTCTTCCAGGCCCTCGGCGCTCACCGCTTCAACGGCACCAAGGCGCACCAAGCGGGCGATCTGCTCATCCGTGAGACCTTCGGCCTTCAGGTTGGAGATAGTGCCCTGGGGGCGATGGCCCACGCGGCTGTGCAGCACACGGTAGGAGCCGGTCTGTGCGGCCTTCTTCGAGCCTGCCTTGGCTGCCTTCTTGGCGTCGGGCGGCGTGGGCGGCGTGTTGTTGTTTTGCGTTTCTGACATGACTTGCGGTTCCTCCTGTAGGAGTGGTTGGTTACGGCTTGCGGATTGTGGGTTACGAGTGCTGGGTGCTCTAATAGGCACCCAGCACTCGTCCCTCACTTCTTAGTGCTGACGGCTGTTTAGAAGACCGTCACCCTCACCAGCGAGCCGGGGTAGAACAGGGCAATGCCACCATTCACACCGTCGTGCACCTGGATTTCGGCCACGCCCTCGCCCTTCTCGCGCCGCATGTCCTTGACATACTGGTACGGGCCTGGCTTGACATCGGGGTTCTGGGCGTTGCGCGTGAGCTGGATCTCGCCGATCCTCTGGCCGACAGGGCGCTTGCCCACGAGCACGCCTGCACCGTCGGGAACGAACAACTGGAAGTCGCCGTTATCGTCGATCCAGCCGTCTTCGTTGGCCCGGATGCTGGGCAGGTCCTCGCCGGTCAGAATCTTGTTGACGTCGGCCACCGACAGCGCGGTCGCCAGACCGTCCATGCGCTTGCCGGCCAGGTCGTCCTGGTTGCGGTTAGACAGCATGTGGTTGATGGTCACCTGGTTGAACTCCAGGGTGGCACCCGCACCGAAGCTCACGCCCTTGCCACGGGCCAGCATCTTCATCTCGCGTAGATCGGCGAGAGGCTTCGAGTTCACGTGGTCGCTCCAGTCCACGTCTGCGGTGAACGTCTGCAGGGCATACGTGTCGGTGTGCCCCACCGCACCGGTGGGCAGGTAGACCGAGAAGTTGCCGTTCACCAGCAAGTCCCAGCCGTTCTTCTCCATGCGGTCGATGCGGCGCTGCAGCAGCATGTCCTGGGCGTCCATGATCATGTCCTCGATGGACATAGGTACGCCGTACGAGGCGATGGCGGCGCGGTCGGTGAGCATCTCCTCGTCGAGGCTCGTGAACTCGCCGTACACTCCGGGGCGCGACTCGTATCGCTTGTACCCGACCAGGTTGACCCGCGGGGGCTGGCCGTTCATACCGCGGAGCTGCTGCAGCCCACGGTAGTCGTCCTTCTGGTCCCAGATGACGCGGCTGGCGTTCACGTCGCGTGTAGGCAGGATTTGGAAGATGCGCCGCTCCATCGTGAGACGGGCGGCCTTCTCCTGCGCGATCTCGTTCAACTCTTCGTTTGTCGGCATAGTGAAGTCGACGGTCATTTCTGTCTCCTTGTGGGCTTTCTGTGTGCCCGAACAAAAGCTAAATAGTTATGGACTTTCCACAACCGGGCACACATCCCGCCCGGAGAAGGGACTAGAAGCTGTAGATCCCGTCGGCGATAGAGCCGCTGATCAGGTGCCCGCCCAGGACGGTGGCGGCGTTCTCATCGAGGCCGACCAAGTCCGTGGTCTTGAACGCGCCGCCGAAGTAGGCAGGAACCGTCAGGTGGGTCTCACCGGACGGGCCACCGGTGGCGGCCGCGCCGTAGGTGATCTCACCCTGGGCGTCGGTCGCGCACGGACGATCCACGATACCCTTGGGGATCTCGGTGCCATCCTCGTTGTCAGCGTCGTAGGGCGAGAACACACCCGTGGTGCCGATCTCGCCCACAAGCCTACCCTGCTCGAAGACCGTAGAGGGCTTCAGGCGCACCGCCTGCTGCGGATGTGGCACGCCGGGATAGAAGGGGATCAGTCTGGCGTTGCTGAATGTCTTGCTGGGATTCTGAGGCATTTGTTTCTTTGCTCCTTGTTCGTTTGTGCTTCGTTACATCTCACTGGCGACCTGGTCGTCTAACCGCCGCCAACCAACAACTGTTTTGCGCTTGTGTGGCGCTCTTGCCGCTATGCCGCTATGCCGCTATGCCGCTATGCCGCTATCCGGTCTGCTCGGCCCCCACCGCTTCTGCCACGGCCTGGCCCAGCGGTGTCATACTGAGCAGCTTGGCCTTGCGGGTGCGCCTGGCCCCCTCTGGCTGCTCGCCTTCCTTTACCGTGGCCGCCGAATTGACCAGCACGTGCGCCGGCTTGCCCTCCTCCGTGAGGGAGTGCTGAGGCGTGTTCTTGAGGAGCTGCTCGAAGAGGGCGACACCCGTCAGCTCCACCTCTTCGCCAATGGCGTTGGTGTACTTGACCGGGGTAGCCTGCGCCTCTTCATACCCGCTCAGCAGCTTATAGAGGGCTACAGCCTCAGGTGCGGCACCCGGAGACAGCCGGCGGTCCTGCAGCATCAGCTCCCGGAAGTTGGCAGCAGTCGCGTCAAGCTGCGCCGCTCTGGTCGCGCTCAGTTGCGCCTGCAGAGCCAGGTATTCCGGCGTCTGCGTGGCGGCCACGTGCGCCTCAGGAGCTTGCTGGCCCTCGCGTGCAGAGTCGCCCGCATCTGTGGCCTGCGCCTCAACAGCAGAGGCGGTGGGGGCACCGGGGGCTACCGGCGTGGCCGGGGCAGCCGGAGAGGCCTGGGCACCCGCCGGTGCTATAAGCTCCTTCACCCGCTGAGCGAGCCGCTCGAAGAAGCCGCCCTGCTCCAGCTTGGCCGCCACCTGGGTGCTCGTCTGGTCTACGATCTCGTCTATTTCTGTGCCCATGAGAAAATCTCCTTCTGAAAGAAGTGCGCTGTAGGTAGACCGAGCCTGCCCCAGCTCCACAAGGTCCATTTGCCCCGCGCGGGCCAGACCGAGGGCCTTGCGGAAGCCGGCCCCGGCTACGGCACCGGCGAACACCGCCGAGATCTCCGGCATCCTGGCCTCGTGCAGTGTGTAGGTGGCAGTGCCGTCCTCCACGCCGCGGGCCTTCTGAGCCTTGATCTGCGGTTCAGTCATCGCCCGCTTGGTACCCGGTGCGTGCGGGCAAAGATACGCGCCGGTCTGTGGGTCGCGAGCGTCAAGCTGGCAGCCGCACAGGTCGCATACTGCGTAGCCACCCCGCAGGCCAACTGACACCTTGGAGGTGGTGCCCGCGTCAATGGTGGCGTTCAGGTCGTCGGTCGAGGGACCGGAGTCGCCGTTGGGCTTCACGCCCCGAAGCATAAACATGCCGACCATAGCTCGCTGGGAGCCGTCGGCGTACTCCTCGTACATGCCGCAGAACGTCTTGCCGTAGGGCAGTTCAGCATCGGAAGACATCCCCCCGGTCTTGTGGGAGTTCATGAAGGCCGCGCCGGCAGCGCCATCGCGGGCGATGTTCTTCAGCGTGGTGTCGCCGAGGAACATCGAATACTTGGGGATGTAGACGTACTGCGCGGCTTCGGCGTAGTGGATGTAGACGTCTTCGAGGCTGAGAGGCACACCGCCCTGGTTGAGGGCGTTGATCATCGAGATCGCCTCTTCGTTGGAGGAGGGAAGCTGGCCTTCCGTGTAGATGGGCTTGCCCGAACGCTTACGCCCGGTCGCGGCCAAGTCAGCGAGGTTGTAGACGCCAGCAGCGCCAGGCAGGAACTCGAAAGGCACGGCATTGACGCCGTCGCGCTTGGCCGCGATGCGGTTGCGCTGGGCGCACTTGTCAGCGTTGAAGACCGTGTTAGCTATGTCGCCGGTCGCTGGTCGTGTCACTTGGCCGCCTCATCCTTGCTGCCGTTGCCGCTGCCGTTGCCGCTGCCGCTGCCGCTGTCTTGCTGCCCCTGGTTGCCCTGGTTGCCGTTCTGGTTCGGCCCCTGCCCCTGGCCCTTCTGCCGCTGCATGGCCTTGGCTCGCTCGGCCTGCTTCTGCTCGTAGGCCGCGATCTCCTCTTCGGAAGGCTTTGGCAGCTTGAGCATCTCGCAGATCTTGTCGTATACCGTCGGGTGGATAACCCCCGCCTTTGCCAGGGCCGCTATGCCCAGTGCAAAGGTGTTGAAGTCCTGCTGGTCCACATCGCCAAGCGACACGGTGGGCAGCAGCCCCAGCCCCGCCTGGCCGAAGTTGTATTCGACCAGCGGCTTGATCATCTGCCGCAGGATGGCCGTCTCCAGCCAAGTCCTTATGAACTGGACCAGCAGCCCCAGCACATCCTGGTGCGTCTGGCTGGCAGCCCTGGCCTGGTGCTTGCCCTCCAGCGTAGCGAGTGTCTGGAAGAGGACCGCCTGCACGATCTCTCGGTTCTCGAAGTCGAGAGCGGTGATAAACACCTGGCCCTCGCCGAAGACCTGCAGCTTCTTGACGTCGCCGCCGTTCTCGATGACCGCGTATGAGCCGTTTCTCATACCCTCGATCACTGTACCCATGTCGTCGGCTGCCGATATGACCTCTAGCTCTTCCCCGGTTTCCGGGTCCTCGGTCACCCTGTCCTTAGCGTTGGGAGGCAGTATGCCGATAGTGTTCGGCTCGGCACTCGTCGCCAGGTACTTGTTGTACGCCGGCAACGTCTGCTGCTTGAGCCACCACGCCGTGTACGCCGACCGCAGGTGCGAGGTACCGCGCGGATCGCCGTTCTCGATCATCCAGGCAGCGTTCACGAACTTGCGAGGGTCCAGCATGCCGGTCACGCGACCGTCAGAGTCGACCACTATGGCCGAGCCTGGCGAGATGCGAGTTCCGCCCGCCGGGTCCACGTACAGCACGCCGATCCAGTTGAAATAGGCGTCCACCACAAAGGCGGTAGCCTTCTGGTCCTTGGGCTTCACGTCCACCAGGCAGAGCTTGGAGCCTTCCGCGGTGTCGAGCGTCTTCAGTTGGTAAATCTGCTCCGCGAGCTTGTGCCCGTGGCTGATGCCCTCTGTCAGTTCGTAGAGGACCTGGTGCAGAGGCGTCCGTAGCTCGTCGAGATTGCTTCTGACGAACTGGGCCACCTTATCCGCGGCCTTGAACTTCGGATCGTCGGGCTTCTTGGCCGCCCCGATCTCCAGGTTGCGCTCCAGCGCCGCCATGCGCAGGTAAGCGGTCGAGGAGCGCATCTGCGGGTCGAGCAACATCCTGCGATAGATGTCCTGCCCGAAGTCCCGCGTGATGTCGTCGATAGGGTGCGGCAGCGCCCTGAGTGTTGCGGACTGCCAGCTATACCCCCTGCCCGACGAGACGTACTCCTTCTGCAGGTCCGTCTTCACCGTCTTGACGCGGCGAACACCGGAGGCGCTACCCGGCGTACTGACCGCAGGGCTGCTCTCCACCTGGCTTTTCGGACTTGTAGAAGCTGCCTGCGCTGCTGGTGCTGGTGCCACTCGTTACGCCACCTATTCCACGCCTATTCCACGGCAAATAAAAAGCGGCCACCGCTCACCCCCAGAAGGGATGAATGGTGGCCGCGCATGTTCATGATGTAGGCCGATGTCGCAGCTCTATATGGCGCTGCTATGTCCTAGATGTCTATGTGTCAATCGTAAGGCATATTTTAGGGGTTGTCAAGACCCCCTACTATTGGTCCTGGCTGACCCAGTAGGAAAGTTGGCAGTTATTCTGGTTGTTCCCGCAACCTGTCTTCATCGACCCACACTGCATCACCCTCAGTCTCTATATGCCCCGGAGCCATCGCAAAGTATCTAGTCCTCCTTACAAGATATAGCGACGCTCCTGTTGTCCTATCGCGCTTACGCCCTTCGACTACGACAGGCATGTAAGGCACAAGCGTCAGTTGCGCGCCTACTCGCCACTTGATGCCCTTACGGACCATCATGACACTTCCTGCGAGTGCTCTGGCTGGATAGCACCCTTCTGGCAATCCCGGCACTTGGGCTCCCACTCCTCCATCGCCTCGCCGACGTCTAGCGGCGTCTTCAAGAACCCGCTGGGCGTGGGCTTGCCACAGCTCCCACAGGCGCGCAGGATCACGAGCTGGTCGCCGGTCGGCTCTCCGTACTCGATCATCCTGAACCTCACCCCATCGAGGACGATGCTGTCGCCAGGCTTCTCGATGGGTAGTCCCTCGATGTCAACGCCCACCACCGACTGCATCAGGGCCGCCAGCTTGGCTTCGTTCTTGGCCCATTCGTCGGTCGCCGCGCGGTTCTTGTCGACGAGCGCGGCCTGAGCACGCTCCTTCCAGCCCTGGGTGGACAGCCAGGTCTCGCCACCTCGCGCGACCGGCTGAACAGTCGGGCTAGTCCCGTTCCTTCTTGAGTTCCTGCTCATGACTCCTCCTTAGTTGCTATATAACTATATAGCTATGTGTCAACAACCGCCTACCTGAAGCCTTGTGCCTGCTGCCGAGGTGGGCCAACATAGGGCTTCTGCGGCGGCCTCACGAGAGTCCGCGCGACGAGCGCCAGGGCATAGCTCGTAGCCCGGTCGTCCATCATGCCCTCGGGGGCCTCCTGCTTGGCACCGTCAATGCTCGCGAGCTGCAGGTACGTCGCCTTGCTGTGCAATATGGTGCCTTCCTTACTGAAGTCCTCCACCGCTGTGTCGTACATGATCACCTTCGTTGCCTTGTTGCTGTTCCACCCAGGCTTCTTATCTGGACCCTCAAGTATCGGGATGGTGCCGTGCTCGTCGAGGGTCGTAAGCACCGAGTGCCCGTGATTGTTCCGCTCAACCAGCACACCGGCACCCTTGAAAAACCTACAAACTGAGTTGATGTGCATGCCGAACACCGTCGGCTCGAACTTGCCGGCTAGAGCCGCCACTTCCTCCCCTGTCTTGCGATCCAACACAGTAATAGCGCTGTCGTCGCTGCCAGGATTGCCCTCGGCAGGGTCCGCGCCGGCCACGTACTCCGCACCCGGCTCCGGCAGCCTATAGATCTCAAGCCCTGTAATGGCAGGCGGCTGCCTCTTGAGATCAAGGCGCTTCGATAGGTCGAGTGGCTTCATCTCGCGATAGCATTGGGTCAAGAAGGCGCGCGGGATACGCTTGTCCTGGCTGTTAGGAGCGAGCGCCTGTGCATCGGTCTCAGGGTACTCCTGGTGGAGATCGTCCTCGGCACCGGTTTTGGCGATAGAGTCCCGCCTCTTGCCCTCGTACCATTCGTCAGTGCGGCCAGGCCGAGCGCGCCAACTGAGGAAGATAGGATGGTAGCTATTCTCCCCCTCGACCGCGGCCTGATACACGCGTTTGAACGGTGACAACGGCTGGTCTTTGTCTACTGTGGATATGAGGATGAGTTGCCCACCGTCGTCTATCGTGGGCTCCACAGTGTTAAGCAGCCCGCCCAGGTCCTCAACAAAGTCTGCCTCGTCAACTACGACCTTGCTCCCTGTGTACGAGCGAGCGCCCGTGGTCGGGAACGCAAGTGCCCGCGAGCCGTTACCCAGCTCCCACTCATGCTCGTTGTCGGTCCGTACCGCCTGCTGGAGCCATGCAGGCAGCTCAGCGTGCATCTTCTTCAGGCGCTCGTTAAGTAGTTCCTTGGCCTCCTCATCACGCCTGGACAGAAGCATTAGCGTCTGAATAGGGTGGAACAAGACGCCCCACAAACCCTCTCCGAGAACCACCCACGACAAGCCAAGTTGCCTCGCCTTCAGGATGATAACCTTGCGCTTCTCCTGGAGGGTGGTTACTACCCCTCGCTGTGCAGGCCACAACTCGAAGGGCACCCACGCTCGCTCGGTTGCGTTATAGATGCGCACGTAGGTATCCAGGAAGTAGATAGGGTCATCGTGGCACTTCTGCCACTCTTTCTCCTGTTCAGCGGTCCTGCGTGGCTGCAGGCAACTGGCGAACGCCTCCCCCAGTAAAGAAAACGATGTCTGACTGGATGGCTGTAAGGGCTTTAGGGTCTGAGACATTCCTTTGCACCGACTCCCCGATGGCTTTTATGAGGGCGAGCGCTTCGTTCAGGGTTATAGTTTGCTTGGCCTCAACCTCGCGCTTGCGCTGGCTCTCCACCAGCACACGGCGCTGCTGCAAGAGCGATGTGATCTCTACCCGGAGGACCTGGTCGTCGAAGCCCCTCTTGATGAGCCTGCCCACCTCGTCGAGGGAGACCGCGAAGAACAGGGGGTCATCCTTGAACGCCTCTACCTGGCCCCAGGCTTTCTTCAGCGCCGACCAGAGAGGGCCGCTCTCACCCGTGTCGAGCTTGCCCAGCAGATCGTCAATAAACGTGTCAAGCAGGGCGATCTCAGCCGTCAGCTCCAGCAGTTGGCGGTCGCCGAACGCCTCCTCAAATCGCTCAAGGAGGCGGTGTGGCAGCTTGCTGCTCCACCTTCCGTTCTTGAACCGGGGGGATGCTATACCACCCAGGGACTTCCCCCCATGCATCCGGCACTTGGCTTTACCCTTCATCGGAGGGTTTTCACATGTACCTCCGTCCCGCTTCAATGCGCCACATAGCACGAAGGTCTTTTGCTTGTCTTTACCTTGCATGGGGTATCCACGAGTGCATGGGGTATCCTCATCAAGCTCTGGCAGGTCGGCTACGAGGCTTGCCCTTGCGCTGCCCCTGGCCGCCGCCCACGTCCTCGAGCACCTTCAGGTTCCAAGTCGTGGCCTCGCCCGCCGGGACTTGTCCTTCGTTCGGGGCGTCCTCTATGCTCTCGCCTTGATCGGCTTGCTTCGGCTTATCAAGCTCGTAGTCAACCCTAATTCGCAGCCACCGGCCAGTCAGTAGCACGAGGGGCAGCATATTCACGCGCTCGCTCTCAGGTGACTCGAAGCGCACTCGGACGGTCCCGTCGCCGGCAAAGCTTACTGCAGACTGGTGAGGGTCCGGCAAAACCGCCCAGAATTCTATGGTTCGCGGGCCAGACTCCTCACGGCTGTCGTGCGGTTCGGGCATACCTAACTCCCGCTTTTCGGTAGTACCCGCCAACTCTTCTTACCAGGCCCCCAGCGCGCAACCGGGCCATGTACGGAACAAATCTCCGTTCTTAGCACGCCTTCAACTCGTACCTTCGTGTTGTGCGGTTGTCGGCAGTAGGGGCATTGGTGAAAGTGTCGCTCTGTCGGGGGTTGCATAGGCCACGCTTCAGCGCCCTGGTGAGGCTGAGACTGCGAAGGCGGCTCTTCTGGCACGGGCGAACTGCGCATGGTTGTAGACCGGACAGACTTATATAAAAACAAAAAGCGACCGCGCCACCTCTGAAAAGCAAAGGATGGCAGCGGCCGCGCATGTACATGGTGTAGGCCGAAACAACAGCGAAGCTATGGTGCTGCTATACGTTAATAGTACCCCCGAACGCAAGGGCTGTCAACGGGGCTGCTTGCTCTGCTTCTGATGGCGGTCCCTGTAGGTCTTCAGGGTGTTCTCAGGGCGAGGCCTGTGAGTTGGGGCCGGCGTCTTCTCCTTGATCCAGTGGTCCTCGAAGTGGGCACTCACATCCCCCTTGCCTACAGCGACCACATCGTACACATCGGGCGCGATCTCGTGGAGGGCGGCTACGACAGCATCGACGATCCGCACGTCGCCCCTCTCAGTCGGAATGTGCGGGTCGCCCTCGATGTCCACCTCCAGCCGCACGAATAGCTCCAGCAAGCCCCTACTGGCAGCCTCCTTCAGTTCAGGCCGGTTCGCGACTAGAGCCTCGAGGAAGACAAGGCTCTGCTGCAGGCTGGTGGCGGGGTCGGGCACAGATGGCACTCGGCTAGCCCTGCCCCTGCTTCCTGGCAGCGTGCCGAGCGACAGCCATACAGTTAGCGATATGCGCTTCATTAGGCTTCTCGTGCACCTGGCGAGCAGCCTCACGTAGCCCCTTGGCGATACCGTCCTCCGAAAGCCCGTTCCTCACCAGGCGCTCAACCATCCACACCATGTGAGGGCTGAGCTGGTTGAGCACGGCGTACACAGTCGCGTCTGCTTCCGGCCCTGTTATTCCCTCCTGCCAGAGCATGCGAGGGATGTTACCGGTTCCAGCCGTGTCATTCACCGCCCTGCCTCCAGGTCCGCCTGGCCCAAAGGAAGGTCCCACGGAAGCGCTGGCTCATTCATTGGCTGCCAAAAGCCATCCAACGTATCGACGAAGTACTTCTTGCCGCGAGTGAAAAAAGCTACGTATGTCTCAGATATGCCGATGGCGCGCCCAACCTCAGCGGCCTTTGGATGAACGTCGCCCGGTTCGCAGTACCAGTACCAACCAGGCTCCGTGGGTGCTTCCCGAGACCAGTCTCCAATGCTTGACACGTCATACCTCCCCTGCAGACACGATGGGCTGCTCGCTTTGCAATTCCAGATGGGTACAGATGCCACACCGCAACCCAGGGTAGTAGCGGACCAGGCAGTCGGTGCCTTCGTAGCTGAAACGCACGCTTTCTCGACGCTCGATAGAGGTCTCGATGAATGGCTCGGCAGCAGCAAACGCAACCTGGAGACCACCAAAGAACCGGTCGTAGAACCCCTCGCTGACGTAGATTGTCGTGACCCCACTCTTGTAGGGGCCGACGTGCTTGATGCTGCCCATGTTCCTCCCCTCAATTACCAGCCTCACCTGGCGTAGGCGCTCATTGGCTCTCTCGGCCTCGTCTTCGTGTGTCCAGCCGCCACCATCGCGAGGCGTGCTGTCCTCGGTGTTCCACCCCGCGAACAGGTCTTCAATCTGTTCTAGCTGCCGGCCACGCTGTACGTAGGCAGCTACGCACTCTCCAGGCCTGTGCTCACCGGTGAGGATGTCCGCGAACGTGACCTCGCGCCCACAGCCCATACAATAACCCCAGACGCCTGGGTCCTTGCGCTTCATCTCGCTATCCCTCCAATAGCCGTCGGGCGGTCTCGTCCCTGGCTGCAGCCTCCTCCGGGGAGACAGTGAGCCTCTCATTCAGGTGCGCCCACCTCGCCTGCAGCTTGGCAAGCGCGCCCCGGGTCTCCTCGATCTTCTGGTCGTAGTGCGCCTCGACGTGCCTCTGCTGCATGAGCGTGTAACACATCGAGAGGTAGTATTCCCGCTCCTCTTCCAGTTGCTTGAGGCTGCTCTCCAGCGCCTTAATCCTAACTGAGATGATGTCCATCTCAGGTGCCGACGCTGTCTCCTGGCGTTGCCAGTACATGAACGCTCCCACTGGCATGCCACCCATAGATACGTTAACGACACGGCCTACGCTGACACGATCTTCAACAGCAGGCCCGCCGGTCTCCTGCTCCACCCGCTGCTCCGCTAGCTCCGCTTGCTCCACCTGTCGCTGAGCCTCGGCGATGGTTTTCGCCAGCTCACGCTGAGCCGCGTCGTGCTCCTTTTGCTTGTCGCGCAGGCGCAGACGGCAGTCCGGGCACACCTGCACTACCCGTCGCCGTCGGTTGCGTTGCTTCTTACGCTTGCCCAATTCCCACCTCCTGCTTCGTCGCTGCCCAGCCGTCGAAATGCTCACCGTGGAACGTATACCCGCCAGGCAGGAAGGAGAACACGACCACGGTCCTGGCTATCTTCCGCTCTATCTTAGCCTTTCGCTCCCGATCCTCCACCGACAGGTCCTCGTCACGTTCCTGAACAAGCCCACCCTCTGAGTAGGCAAGATCGGTGCTGTAGGTGCACACCATCTGTAGATCATAGGCAGTAGGGCCACCTGTTTGGCGGAACCCTTCTATGTCCTCGCGGACCCAGCCGAAGAGGCGTGCCCGGAGTGCATCCTGCATGGCCTTCAGTGCGGCATAATGCTGCTTGGACTTCTCGTGCTGCTCTTCCTCACGAAGCTGCTTTTTCGTTTTGTTCATCTTGCCTCCTCCCGACTTGCCTCAACACCCGCAGCGGATCCACCTCTCCGAAGCGTATCCCGCCGGTGCGTACCACTGCCCACTCGCCACCTGGTGACCACTGCCAGTGATCCGACGGCACCTGGAGGAGCACGCCGGCCTGCACGTGGTTGGGGATGATAGCGTCGAAGACCTCCACATGGTACGAGCTGCGCCCCTTCTCCCCTTTCTTCCCCTTCTCGCGCACTCCACATAGGTGCATCGCATAGGTGACATACTTCACCATGAGTTCGACCGAGCCGCACTCCGGGCAGGCCGCAGAGAGCACCCCGCCGGTCTTCCCCTTCACCAGGCCGTCCTGCAGGTCCTCCAGCACAACGGACCTGGAGCCTGGGCAAAGCAGAGGGCCGCGATCTTCGTCGGTAAGCTCGTGATCGAACCTGGGAGCTACCCTGGGGTTCATCGGTAGGTGTCGTCCCATACATCGCCGACGGTCTCGAGCACGCGGTAGACTAGCTCGTGATGCCGAGGGTCCGGCTCGCGGTAGACCTCTATCACCCGTTTCCAGTACACGAATCGAGCATCATTGCGTCGCGCCTTGCGTATCCGATAGAAGGCGTTGAGGATGTTCTTTCGAGCGTGCGCAAGGTGCTGATCTGACTGAAGTTCATCCCCGCCCGCGACGTCAATAGCTATGTCCTCAACGATCCTATCAACATGGCCGCTGCTTACGTCGTCGATCTGCATGAGTATGGGCTTGCACACCATACAGAGTGTATCATCGTACCGCTCGCCTCCGAGGTCCATGAAGCCCTCAAGGGTTATAGTTTCGACATTCGTGGGTGCTGCTATGCCGGTCATCGCTGGTCCTCCTCAGGTTGTATAAGGAGGGCCGGGTTCAACTGCACCTCCTTGCCTCTGACTACCACGAGGTTGCTGTCGCGGAGCATCGAGCGATACTTGCTGGTAGTGCCGCTACCTGGAGTGAGATTGGCGGCAGTAGCAACCTCTTGCCAAGTGAATGTGTCGTCCGGATGCTCGACGAACACATCGAACATGCGCTGCGCACCGTCGGGCAAGGTATCCCGCCACATGCGGATCAATTCTTCAGACGTCAAGGGCTTGCTCGACGCACCTATGTTAGCCTGCTCTTTGCCATAGTCCGTCAGGCCGACCCGCTTATTGCCGTCCTCTTCGAGCAGGCCCAGCGACCGGGCCTCGGCGCGGTACTTACTGTAGGTGCCGCTGTCAGGTGACAGGCGCGATAGCGCAGCCAGCTCTCGCCAGGTCACTCTCCTGGGATGTATACGAGCGGCAGCCAGCACCATGCGGCGCATGCCGTCGGGCAGCACAGATAGGTC